GATTGCTGTAATAATCATAGAATCGCGCATTAAACTCTTGTTCCATGTCGTAATCTCCACGATTGGTCTTTTTGCGTGTATTAGATTCTGTGATATGAGTTATTTTTTTTTCAGCCATCGTGCAAAAATATACACAATCACGAGAAAAGTTTGGCGTGTAATGCTGCGTATGTGGGATGCTTATCACTAAATTGATCTGGGTGACCCATATATGCACAAAACATGGGGTGAAAGAGAGGGAGGTTATCATAAGCGAGAAGGATACAGAGACCGGTTTGGGGGTCCTCTGACAACATAAATCCCGCGGCTTTCAAATAGAGGGTTTGGAACAGGGGATGGTCATGTGTTTTTGCGTAAATCCAGTCGAGTGCGACAGTCAGGGCGGCGTCGTCACAGTCTTGTTCGTCTTGGGTCAATGAATCTAGGTCCGTCGAAGAAGTCGGATTGGATTCCATTTTCAAGATGGTTCGGAGAACTTGGCGATAAGTTATGTCGTCGTAGTATACCACAGATGAAATAGAAAAATTATAGGGTGAAGTTGTCATTGCTAAATAAATATAACATCGAGTTATATTTATGTGGTGTTGTAAGATAATATGGAGATGAGCGAATGCGGAACCCAGAGCGAATGCGGAACCCAGAGCGAATGCGGAACCCAGAGCGAATGCGGAACCCAGAGTGAATGCTAATTACTGGTTGTTATTGTTATGGTTCTTGTGGTTCTTCCTCTTCTTGCTTTGACGTCTCTTTCGAGAACTTCCACCCGCATATTGAATAAGCTTTACTTTTGCGTTTTGCCAAGCAGTCAAAGCAACCACTTTACCAGCCTGGTCAGCAGCCGTCCTTATATTATTAATTAATCTATGATATTCTGTCAACATTGGCCATACTGCTGCTACTGGGGTATGAGTAGCTGCTTCTCCAAAATTGGCGTTGTTAGCGTCGCCGGCGGCGGCGGCGGCTGGTAATTCTCCAAAATTAAGTGCCATTTCTTCTTATACAATTACTCCCGAAAAAAACACTTAGTACCCACTACCGCTAGGCAAATGTGTCGCCTTCGTCGCTGACCTGGTGGCGGACCCTCCTCTCGTCCATCCATCCAACGCCGCCTCTTGTACTAAATACTTCGGGTTCGTAATGGTCTCCTTGATACTATCCAAGAGAGGATACATCTGGTTATTCATAAACGACTGCTCCGTAATAGTCGACACACTCTTCTTGTTACTCACCAAATCCCCCTGCATCAACTGGGATTCCAACGCAGGGTCGCAAGACCCTCTTCCTAAATAAGGCACGGCAACAAACGGCCGGGTTTGTAGCGACAGCTTCTCCAAAGACCGCGCGTTCTCTTTCAAGATGCTGAACTTACTATCTACATCCACTGTAGCGGCGGTCGCGCCAGAAATGCCACCCGAGCTGAACATAAATCCAGGCTGCGCAGTAGCAAAATTGACGTGGTTGTCACTTCGGGATTCGCTAAAATAGTTGCTCATCATATAATTATTGAACTTCGAGTTCATCACAGTTTGCTGGGATTTATCAGTACCATCATTGCGGATCCTCTCATTACTATGAAAAACATACGAGTGTAAAGATGCCATATTCTGCTATATATACCGCTAACAAAAAATCACACCGAGACAAAAGCACGACCCCTAAGGCACGACCCCTAAGGCACGACCCCTAAGGCACGACCCAAAACGTCATGTATTCGAAAGAACCAAGTTAATAGTTGTTGTACCTGGCAACACCCTTGGCACAGGCGAAAGCATTGCCCTCTTTACACGACACCATCCCGCCATAACAGAATTCCGAAAATGACTGCTGGTCATTCGGTATAGTAGTGCTCGCAGTCGAATTAAAAGGCCGCAACGACTGTTCAAACACGTATTCATCGCCTAAATCCTTGAACAACTTCTCGGTAATATCTGGCTGGTCGGGGTTGGCATTGCGTACAAATTGCTTTGCCTGTTCAACAATATCCGCCGCGACATTGGAATTGCCACTGGGTGGCGCCGGTTTGCGCTGAGGATTATATATGTAATCCGTGGGCAACACATTGCCAAATGGATTACCAGCATCAGGTCGCCGAAACACTTCCGTGGGTTTATCCACCTTGTAAAGCGTCTGAGCAGGCGTGGTGGCATCTAAATTACGTTCAGCACCGAACCCCTCTTTTTTCTGCTTAATCTCGTCTTTCTCTGCGTTCTTATGTTTGAAAAGCAAATACACAAAGAACACCGAGACAGCACCGACCAGTAAAATATGCGTGCTCTTAGTATAGAGGAAAGTCATAACCGTCAGCAATATTAGCACACGCGATACGGCATTTAGCTTCTGCTCAAACGACATATCCTCGGTGGGAAATAGCTCAAATAAATACTCGGAGTTCAGTAAAATATTGGGATTGTTGCTCCAAAAAGGCACCAGCGTGGCAACCGGTTCTTTCCCACTGCTTGAGCAAGTCTCGGGTGACGTCGACATCTCTTCCGGTAATATTTTTATTTCTAAACTATCTTCGCCGCCTTTGAATGGAGTTTCATTTAATGTGCTCATTATATAATAATGACTATAAACGATTATTCACAATAGAGCATGACACACAATAACTTGCTTACACCGAATAACTTAGTTATACCAAATAACTTGTTCATATGTAATGAGAGGCGTCCTTATGTGCTTCATGCGACATATGGTGAAACACGCGCTGTCCATAATCATCATAACTACTGAGTCCATCTTCTATGGCCAACATCGGATAAACTATTGCGCGGCGACCTTCCTTAGTAATTGTCCAGTCCGCGCTAAATTGCCGATGTCCCGCGGGATTCGCCAAGAACCGGTCGGCATAGTCGTCGCCATATAATATGAGTATCCGGGTCGCCTGTTCGCGCGACAACATATACATTTGTGTACCCCAAATATCGCCATAGTCATAGTATCGATATTGTGTCGCATGACCCGTGGCAACATCCACATAACAACTCTGCCCCAATTTGGCATATCCGCCATTATCCTCTCCTAAAACCGGATGTGTGATTAAATACCCCAGCAACAGTGTGTCTAGACCAAGTCTGGTAAAGTCATCAACCACATGTTCGAGTCTGGCACCAAAATCCGCGTCAATCAAGATGTCATCTTCGCAAAAAACGGCGCAACCCATATTTGGGTCAGTTTCTTCTAAATATGCGCGAATCATATCAAGATGCCCCATCATACACGACCAGCATTTCTCGGTATGCGCACTTAGACCTCGTCCTGCAATTCGCGGGTCCGACGACGATACACCTGGAAACATTCTTGCGCAAACACGGGTCCTGTCCCATTTCTCAGTCATTGCGTCAAATCTCTTAGTATTTGCGTAATTCAGGCAGTAAATTGGACAACGGTCTGTCATAATAATAATGTTGTAGCCTCTATTGTTAATATGGTTTCGCATATTAACAACTTATTTGAACAATGGACTACTGCGGTTCATTCCATAGGCCGTAATAATGGTAACAATCGTAACCCAACAAAATCACGTATATTCACCCGAATCCATTAAACAAATGCTACAAACATCATCCTAAATAAGATGACGCAGCCTCTAGGCAGTTATTGACACATGCGATCATCATTTTACACCTTTTCACCCGCTAGGGGGAAGATGCGCAATATGCAACACCTTCACCACTCATAACTGCCCTCCCTTCGGGAGTGGGCATATTGAATGAGAAAAGGTGTAATAGACGCAACATTATTGGCTTCAATATGCCTAAACCACGACTCCATTCATATAGTAAATGGAGTCGGATAAGCCCGTATTTTAACGATGGTACTTGCCCACTCGCGCAAACGAATCCACCACAAAAATGACAAATATGCCTAAAAACGAGTACAAAATAAGTTCTTCGGTGATATTGCTAGTTTTCTCCAACTTCAGGTCTTCCAATATATTGGTAATGTTATTGAGCTTTTGAATAATCGCGCCGTTCGGTTCATTGGCGGACTTCTGCGAATAATACGGTTTTCCTAAAATACCGCCGGATTCGTAACTTTTGGTATAACTGCTCAACGAATCCAGGGTAATATCATTTGGTTGAGCCGCCGCCGCAGCCGCCGCACGACGCAATGTATCAGATTCAAACCCCTCTTTTGGCAACAAATCTGCTAAATTATCCATGAACGATTTGGATTTACCGGGTCCAGGAGCCACCGGTCTAAAGTCGGCGAGACCGTTTCCGGAATCGATGGGGTCGGCCGTAATACGATTCAGCATATCATTCACGGCGGTGCTTCGTTCATCGTTGGTTTCCATTGTCATTTTGAGTTGGTCGGAAATGTCTTCTTGTTCTTCTAAATCTGCCGCCAACGACGACATTGATGATGGCTCTTCGGATTGAGGCTGAGGAGACCGCTGTGTTCGTCGTTTGCCAATAGAGGGGGTGCGTTTTTGAGTATTACAACCTTTCCAAGGAGATGCGGTATTTAGTAAAGACATATCTATCTATATTTTCAATAGTTATATATATACCGAACATACCGAAAGAATGGATCCAAAAATAGCAATAAAAAATATGGCGAAAAATATGAGTAAATATTTTGACGATGATTCGATAGTAATGCAGTTCATACCAATTATTCTAGTGCTAGTGTATGCTTCATATAAGCCATGGTTTGTCGATGCTACTCACACTGTTTTAGGAAAAGTAATAGCAATAATGTTAATTGTTTACTATACCTCGATTGACTACGTCTATGGAACATTGTGTTGTGTGATTGTCATTGCTTTTTACCAGATGCATGAGATAGAGGGATTTGTGGAAGGAGCTAATGGCGAGAATAAAAAGGCGAAGGATGCTAAAACCCAGACTTCTGCCGAAGCTCAGGCTTCTAATGCAGATGTAGCCAAGTCTGAAGAAACCGTCAAAGAAGAAACAGTCGAAAAGTTTTCAAACCAAGTAGATGCTTTCGCATCTGCTTTTGCAGATGCCCGCGAGACATTTATCCGCGATAAATGCCATAATGGAGTCCTCATTCACAAGGGATTCCCTGTAAAATCCGAAATGGCGGACCACGTATATTCCGAGATACAATTCAACACCCGAACACGTTGCAATCCATGTGACAAAACATGCGACTACAGTATTGTAGATGCAAAAATCAACACAGAAACCGAGTTATGTCCACGTTCCTCCAATAACTTATTCGATATGGTCCGCGATACATTTTACCCCAAACGATGTAGCTGGAAAGAACCCGTGGCATTTCAGCCCCCAATTCAGCATAAATAATATTCACATATGGTATAATGTCCAAAACCAAGAAACCAGTTGAAGCCGGCTGGACAGGACTCATACACGAGAAATTAATGAATATTAACGACAGCAAAATATTCGCGGGACTTATGATAATAACACTCAATATTGCGTCCAAGTTCGCCACATTAAAACTGGGCAAAACTGCGGAAATGTATTTGAAATATACATTTAGCAAACAAATCCTGGTATTTGCGATAGCATGGATGGGGACCCGCGATATTTATATTGCGCTCAGCCTGACAATCATTTTTATCATTTTGTTTGATTTCTTGTTGAATGATGAAAGCAGTTTTTGTATATTGCCACAAGACTTCAAAGAATTCTACGACAATATTGACGCCAGTATTTCACAAGAAGAGTACATTAAGGCGAAAACAACTGTTGAAAAATATGTAGAGCAAAAAGAGAGCATGGCAGCTTATGCCAATAAATCCAAATCCGTGGCGGATGTGTCATCAAGCAATTTTAAACCTTTGAACTTTTAAAACGCCGATTATATAGCCTGAAATCGCTACCTGAAGGGATGCGATTTCTCGGATATAAAAGGTGTTTTTATCAGTCGCAAAGTGACAGTTACCTAAGCTCATTCAAAGATGCCGACCTTTAGGTGCTCGGGAGATGTCCAATTGGGCATCGACCACAGAGCATTTAAAATGTGCAAAGGTGTATATGAAGAAATAACCCGAGTAATATTGTGTATAACAAAATATTACTATAATATAATAGGATGACAACAATCGATGGCTATGATTTGGATACATTGAATATTATGATATATAATAACATTGACCCCAAAAAACCGATTGAATTGGACGCCAAAATGTTCATGTTTGACGCGCCGATTAAAAGCGACAATGGCAAAATGTGGATTTGTACCAATATCAGATACAGCGAAGAAATATTGATGACAAAAACGCACTTTGAATGTGTCCAGATGTTTTTTGACCAGACATTGTTTTTGAAATATGTTAAAGAATCGTCTGTAAAAAAACCGAATAATACCCCGGCTGAAGTAGGTAAAATTAAGGATGAAACAAAATGGTCAGACAGTGAAGAAAATAGCAACAAGCTTAAACCATGTAGTTCAAATCACGAATGTTTTATGAAAGAAAACATGCTTCTAGCGTTAAAATATTGTTTCACTATCACATTTCCAGTAAATAATTCGCCGTTTTCATATAGCCAAGGTCCAAAAAGCAGTATTACAATTGGCAGTTTTATAAATAGTTTGTTCAACTCGGACAAATATGCCAATTACACGCATATGAAAGTAGAAGGCAAGGAAGCAACAATCATTGGTTGTCAATGGATAGATACTATTAAATATCACCCGGTGTATCAGAAGGTGAATAAGAGCATTAAACAATACTTGGTGAAGGTAAAAGGGCCATTGATAAAGTTATTGGAGCAGGTGATTGTAGATATAGATAAAGAATATAGTATTGGACACAAGTATTATACATATTTTAATAATTCTATTGACAAATATTATGAAGCAAAAAAAGGACATGATATAGAAATAGTTAAAAAAGCTGGATTGGATGATTATCGTTTACTAAGTACATCACCAGATGATAATTTACTTGTTACACAAATTACTGAACTAAAAAATAGTATAGATTCAATTAATATTGCTTCAATAAATAAATTATTTTTGTTTTTATACCACTATTATTATGTTTTACTTGAAACAGAAATTGAAACAGGAAAAGAAATTGAAACTAAAACAGGAACAGAGAAAGAAACTAAAAAGTTAAAAAATATTTTATCAAAATCATTAAAAAAAAGTTTAGACCTAATATTGCTACTCTGTTGTGTATGTAGCAAAGATGGTTATAACCAGTTTGTAAGGGATCTTGGAATTGACCAAGTGACATTACAAAAATACGATTTTCATAAACCTCTCATTACTGCGTTTGAATCTATTACTATACCAAACCGTGAATCAACCAATAAAGACATTCGAGACCTATTTGATTTAACTGGATATGAGATACCTGGATTATACAATGTTTATCAGGAAGGCGGATTTTATGATATTATGAATAATGGAGACCAGTCAAAGGAAGTCTTTATAGGATTCGACAGAATTAATTTGAGTGCCGATAAGAAAAAAGCACCACATTTTGAAATATATTTGGCAATAGAGTTTGCCGGAGGGCTTGTAACCGATACAAATAGAAGCGCCGTTAGTTGTTTGTTTGAAAACAATCGTCTTGGCAATATGTTACAACGCCTTATTAAGAGTGAACAAAAAAGCACAGACATATTGGAATTGCGTGAATATATTGATTTGACAAAACTTATTCAAAAGACTGAGAAAGACATGAAAGCTAAGGCAGAAAAAGAGGCAAAAGAGGCAAAAGAGGCAAAGGAGGCAAAGGAGGCAAAGGAAGCTAAAGCCGTAAATGAGACCAAAGAAGTATCCGTTAATAATGTTGCGCCAAATAAAGATAATTTACTACAAACAGAATTGGACAAATTGCCTGGTGTCACCGCCGATATACAAAAAAAAATTGTAGAAAAAATAAACAAAGAAATACCGGCGGTAAAAGAATTGGCAGATACTATTTCAAAATACAACAAAGAAGGTGCACCATATAAACCCGCATATGACAAAATGCTGACCAAGGCAAAGAGCGATATTCAATCATTGATACAAAACGCCAAGTACGATATTGATAACAATCCAGATTTAACCCAGGATAAAAAGGAAAAAGCCAGATATGATTTGATGGATTATGAAAAAATAAAAGAACTGATTGTCCAACTGATTGACCAAACATTCTTTGAAAATGATAAAGAGAGGGCAAAGAAGTTTCCAGAGGAGAAACCAGCACCAGCGGTAGCACCAGCGGTAGCAAGAGGCGGTTCAAATAAGACACGCCGCCGCCGCCGTTATCGCCGTCATCGAAAAACACGACGAATATAATAAAAAAATATTGTATGTCTATATTTTGGGTATATAGACATATTAGTGGACCAAACACATTAGTGGACCAAACACATTAGTGGACCAAACACATTAGTGGACCAAACACATTAGTGGACCAAACACATTAGTGGACAGGTATTTTCAAGAAAAACAGTCCACAAACAATGAGCCCAATACCAATATATTGATTCATATCAGTAAACCTCTCCCCCAAAATCAAATATGCCACAATATATTCGATGAGTGCCGATATACCATCCCAAGATGCTTTTACAACAATAATTGAATTGTTACGCAACGATTGAATCAAGAAAAATACAACACCAATGTATCCAAGAATACCATATCCAAGGTTCCCGAGTCCTCCGCTGTCTGCATACCTTTTCAACGCAAAATCACCAAATATTTCAGAAATAGAGAGAAGACCAATTGCTTGTAGATTCATATACTATATTTACTATTGTGATCCTAAAACATAATCAACTAAGCTTTCACAACTTTAAATGAGAGACCCACCTCACCAATCGCATTTTCCCATATTCCCGAGATTTTCAGAATAGCTAAACTTTCACCAGAGCACAATTCGCACACATCATACTTTGTTTGAATATATTCAGACAACTTGGCACATATAGCATTCCCCTTTATTCTGCGATATTCTAAATATCCGCTCAGTATATCCTGTTCAATTGACTGAAACACTGCAAAACTTGCGCTAGAAATAATAGGTTTCATGTTATTTTCAATTACCTGTATAGGAATGTCTAAATAAACTCCGTACATTACCATGAAATCGTCACAATAATTCATTTTTGTAAATAGTCCATCAAACATCATGTTTGGTTTGGTTTCCAAATAATTAACACTGTTTTTGCTAAAGTTATCGGATTTAATAAGAATATTCATTGTTCAAATATATAGATACAATCAACAGCAGAATAAGTTTATACTAATTTGCTAAATAGTATAAATTGTGGTTGTGCGTGTGGTTATGAATTGTGCTTAAGCAATTTGGTGTGCTTAAGCAATTCGGAGTCCACCAGCTAAGCCAGTGCCGATGGCAAGGCCAGCACCCTGTCTCGACGAGGCGCCCATAGAGGGGACAAATGTGTCCAAAACGGCAAGAGTAGCCGCGGCAGTCAAAGCAATGACAACAACCTCCTCAACATCGAGGGATTTCTTGGGGATAACGTAAGCGGCTAAAGCTACGATGATACCTTCAATAATGTATTTGATGGCGCGTTTAACAAGCTCGTTGAAGTTCATTTTTATATATAGTTATACAACAAAAAAATGTATAAATATCATTAATTACAAAAATTACTTAAACGGCTAACCAATAATAGAATATATCACTAAATGTCCGGCTTCCAAAAAAAAACGCTAGATAATGGAAAAGAAAATCCTAAATATGTTGACTTATGCGAAGAAGATGCCACCATCCCATCTCAAAAGTTTGTATGTATTTCATTCATTTCTCCCGAAAAGATTCTCAAGCAACGTGAGCAATACATTTTTGAGAAGTATGTTCAGCAATGGGAGTTCAGCAAGTCAATTGAGAAGTTTGGCGATTTTGTAAACTTTATGTCATTTAAGTACAAGATTAAGATTGATGACATCATGGTAGATATGAAGGAATACGTTGAGGAGGAGAAGAAGAAGCTAAAGTCTTATTCTATTACTGATGACTTCAACAATTTCATGGACAAGAATGAAGACCGAATCACCGAGGAGTTTAATGCTAAAAACGAGTTTCATACATCGGTTCGAGGAATCAAGGTGCGCGGGTCTTACAGTAGTCAGGCAGAGGCCGAGTTACGCGCCAAAAAGCTGCGTGAGACTGACCCTAATCACGACATCTTTGTAGGGCCGGTTGGTATATGGATGCCCTGGGACCCTGATGCCTACAAGACTGGTCGTGTTGAGTTCATGGAGGATGAGTTGAACCAGCTTCACCACGAGAAGATGAAGAATGAGGAGAAGGCGAAGCAGGAGTTTGACCAGAGAGTGCGTGATGCGAAGCGCAAGGCAATTGAGGAAAATGTCAGAAAGGCGCGTGAGTCGGGTAACAAGCTTACTCAGACCTTGAATGAGAGCGGCGAGTTGGTGGGTGTTAACAAGACAGTCAATTTTGATGAGCGTGATGTGGCGGATGTGAAGCCATTTAGTGGAGGCAAGAGCGAGGCAATTGCTGAGCCCGCAAATGAGATGGAGCACGTTTAAGGGAACTCGTCGTATTCAGCGAAGCTTACGCCTTATGATCCCATACTAAGAAATCTTGTGAAATACACCAATCCCCACAAAAAATTGATATTGTATCCAATACAATACCAAAAGTAATAATATAACCTACAAAACAATTTATAATCAAATGTCATCGCTCATGAACAGCCCCGTCAAGATAGAAACCGCGGATTTGCCACACGTATTCAAGTCGTCGCGTCGCTGTCGATTCAGACCCAGCAATACACTTTGGGCAATCGAATATGTATGTAATTTTGATTTCCGCGTCCGCAATTATAGCGATTTGTGCTCACTCTTGGAAACGATGCGGTATTGGATGTTTGATAATACACCAACTGCTTATTTTGACGCAATATTTAGTAAGAAACACATTGTAAAAAAAATGATGGAAGAAAACACGCGAGACATTGTACTAAGATTTCCCAACTTCCGGCCTCTCTTTGAAACAAGTATATTGGTGGACACCGGGACCAACGAAGAAAAACACCGCATTGCGATTGAAAATGGATACTATGCCCTGGCCGAGTATTTGTGCCAGAGTGCCGAGTATTTGTGCTAGGGTATTGTATAGACTTATAAATCAAAAATAAATAATTTTGATAATTTGTATTATTATTATATAAATGTATTTTGAGCTATTTTTTGTTGTATTTTTTGTTGTATTTTTGTTTATTTGTATTTATTATTACAGAAAAGTAAGAATTGAATGTTTTAAGCCAATAAATGAACCACAAACAAACCCATCAGTAAATATTATTGTCTCACGATATAATGAAGAATTGAATTGGACAACAAAGGACACATACAATAAATATAAATATATAGTTTACAATAAAGGCACAAATGAATATTTTGATAAAAAAAATGTATCTAAGATAGTGAATGTGCCAAATGTTGGACGTGAATCGCATACATATCTATATCATATTGTAAATAATTATGATAATTTGGCAGACATAAACGTTTTCCTACCTGGCTCAATCGATACAAATCACAAAGTCTTTAAAAAAAATAAGTTCGCAAAAAAACTTTTTACAAATATTGAAAAATATAATAATGCGGTTTTCTTGTCATTTGGAAATATAAAAAATAACAGTATTACAAAAGAGTTTCGCAATTTTAAAGTAGATGTGTATTCATCTACAACAACAATAAATCATAAACAAAACGCAGAATATACAATTAGAAAGAGTGAACATAGACCATTTCAAACATGGTTTAGATATAATATTGGTTTGGTCAAAGTTCCATATGTAATACATTATGGTATTTTTTCAGTAAACAAAAAAGATATTCTTCAAAAACCCAAATCATATTATGAAAAATTACTAAAACTCGTATCAGACCATTCAAATCCAGAGGATGGTCATTATTTTGAAAAGAGCTGGGGTGCGGTATTCTATCCATTTAATAATACACATGTAATAATCGACCCGGATATAATTGACCCATTTAAGGGTACATATAATAAGTAATTTATGATAAATCAATAAGAGATAATACAAATACGTAAGCTTTGCTTATGCCCCATTAAGGAGGGATTAAAAGGGCATAATGGGAGCTGAATACCGTAGGTTTCCATTAAGGAGGGATTAAAAGGGAACCTTGGTTCCCTTTATTAGACCGTCGGCACAAACTCCCAGTCTAACGATTCACACACCTTCTTCCACACCATATCCTGTTCCAACTGTTTCTCCCGGTCCTTCATCATTGGAATATACGGCAAGTACTGCGTCTGGTCAAGCAGCACACACAACTGGAACAGCGTATAAGTACAGTTGAAGAAATTGGTCCTATGTGCCGGGCAATGGACCGCCCACGGCTCCTGAATCTCGATGAACAAAATACATAACGTGTCTTGAAGCTCGTCGCTCATTACTGGCGGTTTGATACCCAAAATCGAATTAATATACTGAATGTGCTCAAAATACCGATTGAATCCCAGCTTCTTCAGTATTTCGCGCATCTTTTCATAATTAATTTCCGTTGTCAAGTCCTGGATGCGCTCCTTCTTAATGCGCCCGCGAATAGCCTCTATCACGTGCGCCGGGATTTGCGTTGTCTCTTTCGCCTGAAACTGCGACAATATTTCCTTAAAATGGTTCAAGCGCACATACGCATTGTAGGTGACCTCGTTCGGCGGTTCTTTATAGATCGGCTTCTCATTATCCACGATGTATTGTACGTAGACCCCACATTTCGTATTATTACAGATGAGAATCCCTTCTTCATCTTGGGGGATAAGTTCACCGGTTCGGCAGCTCTGACATACATCCGTATTCACATTATAATCGCTTGTATTACAATAGTCGCGATTGACATTTTTCCAGTAGTTATGATATTTCTGTCGGGATGCCTGGCTAAGCGCGGTTGATGCCTCTTCTGGCGTCTGTTTTACTTTAAAAAAAGAGTTTAACACGTTTTTCCCGCTACTCTCTCCCGTAGAAATCTTCTTTTTTTCCTCGAAATAATTGAATATATAGGGGACATTTTCAAGTAAATACTTGTTTTTGAGAGACTTCATTTTTTTTAATTGGTCGCCAATATCGCGTACTCGGTCAAAAATCTCCATACGTGTGTCAATATCATCGTCGGAGAGCTCAGTTAACCGCGAACGGAGTTCGGCGCGTTCAGCCTCTAGCTGTGGTATTTGCGTGGTTTCAACGGAATGAAAGTTGTCCAACAGTTGACAGTGTTTTTCATCGATAGTTATGTTGGATGGCAATGATTTTTTTTTCTTAATGCTATGATTAGGCATTCGTCTTTTATATTTAGATGAATATTTATTTATATAGTTATGGGGGCTTAAATACTTCTTTGGATCGAATACTTCTTTGGATCGAATACTTCTTTGGATCGAATACTTCTTTGGATCGAATACTTCTTTGGATCGAATACTTCTTTGGATCGAATACTTCTTTGGATCGAATACTTCTTTAGGTCGAATACTTCTTTAGGTCGAATACTTCTTTAGGTCGCAATGAAGACATTTATAAGCCATAATATATTTATACATAATATAATGTCATTGGCAGCTACGTTACGAAAAACCGCATCCAAAGTAGGAACATTCGCAAATAATCTGGTTCCATCTGGCTCATCATTTGACACTTTAAACAACAAGTGGATCCTCTATTTTGTTCTTTTTGTCAGCGTTGTTGATTTATTCAATTTTTACAAAATTGGTGACGTCACAGCCATCGCAATTTTTATTATTGTCGGATTCTTAACAACATATTTTAGCAAGAATATGCTAGTAATACTGGTTATTTCTATTGCTGTTACACATATTGCAAGGTATGGAAATGCCTCTCTTGAGGGCATGGATAGCAAAGAAGAAGAAGAAGAGGAAGGTATGGAAAACAAAGAGGAGGAAGAACTAGATGAAGGTATGGAAAACAAAGATGAGGAAGAACTAGATGAAGGTATGGAAAACAAAGAGGAGGAGGAAGTAGATGAAGGATTACAGAATAAAAAATCTGCTCCTGATAGTTTGACCAAAATAACCAAGTCTCTTGATGAAATTAAAAAAGTTCATCCTGATGAAATCGCAGGACAGACACATACCCTTATTGAGCAAACCAAGAAGGTTCAAGAAAATATGGCACTATTAGAACCGTATTTGAAGCAAGCTGCTGACGCAACTAAGCCATTGAAGGCGGAGGGGTTCTGTGATTATGCTTCTGCGTACAAGAAATAAAGGATGTTCTCATCCTCTCTCGTTATTATATTATTCGAGCTATAATATAATATACTAGCACAATGGAAGAAACCTTGCTGGTCATAATATCACTATTTGCAATAATAATTTTAACACTCATGTACGAACCACCTCCAATAAGAGAAGGTTTAGACATTGGCAAAGAAATGAGAAAAACATTTGAAAAACCCATCAAAGAGGTCAAAAAGGCAACCGAAAAACAGTTCAACAAAGCCAAGAAGGCGACCACCAAAGAGTTCAACAAAGCCAAGAAAGAAACCACCAAAGGTCTCAATGTTGTCAAGAAAGAAACCACCAAAGGACTCAATGTTGTCAAGAAAGGTGCTGAAAAGCTTGGTAAAGATATTACAAAAGGATTCGACGATATCTTTAGCGAGGTCACAAATATTTTTAATTATATTATGTGTGGATTCAACAAAGTTAAATCACTTCCAGACTGTTTTTTCTGGTATTTTCTAGATATGGTTTACGGAATATTTTACTTATTCTACGCAATGTTGGCAAGCGTCATTCCGCCTCTCAAAGATGGTGCCAAGATGTTGGGAAAGGGAATTAAAATGGCGGATGAGCTAGTACATGATATCACCGGGGTACATTTCAATCGATATCCAAAAGATGTTATGAACAAATGTTATTTATGTAAAGTCCCCAAAAAGAAGAAACGAAAGAAATAAAGCCAATGTAGCGACTAATAAAATGACACGAAAATTGTGTCATTTATGAGTGGGTTAAGTACCCATTTAGGGTACAATTGTTTTGCTTTGCAAAACTTAAACACAGAAGAGAAAATGAGATTTGTCTCATTTTTCTTTTCGGTCGGTGTAATATCAGTAATTACTATAATGGCAAAGAAATGTTTACCCGGTGTGATTTGTATTGAAAACATGACACTGTTTTTGCTAGTTTTTATCGCAGTAGTACTCGTATATATATTTCACAAAAATGTTGTGGAAAAGCCGGTAACTAGTGAAAAGCCGGGTCCTACCATTGTTGTATTGGACAAATATTTAGGCGAAAGTCGTAATAACGTCCTTTCACCGCCAGAGAATCATATGTTTGAACCGGATTTAGTTGGAACTTTTCCTGAGGTACGACCTGAGGTACGACCTGAGGTACATGTGCGCCCTAATATCAACATTGCCACTCGCGGAACAAACCAAAATTATAGCCAGATTGGAATCTTGACTCGCCCTGGTCTAAATACGGAAACACTGATACTGCCTCTCATGGGTCGTCGTCTTGATTCTGGTCGCAACAAGATGCAATACTATACCATATCCAATACTGGCAATATGAACACCAAGCTACCAGTGAGTAAAGATGGTCGCAGTTGTACGGGTGAATATGGATGCGATGAAATATTCAATGGTGATACAGTTTATGTCGAAGGATATGCTGACACATTTAAGGCAACAATTTATGAGAATAGCAGATACAATTATATTCCGAGCATAATGTAATATTATGGCTGAAATACTTTCATTTGTTTTGGCATCATTGAATAAAAAAGATGACCTTAAAGATAAGTTGTTTTATGTGCCAGGTAATATATTTAATAGGTTAAAAAAAATACAAAAGCAATCATCAGATAAATCTGAGCAAATTAAAAATGATAAGCTGAAAAAAGAAAAAGAAATAGAAGAACATATTAAAGCCACAGGCAATTATTCGAATATGTTTTGTATTGTTGATGATAGTAAAAACATTGAATGTATCGATGAGCGCGTTACCGGTAATGCTAGCAATAAAGAATAATTTATTTTACACCATTGTTGAAGCGCAATCTTCAACCCATAAAATAACATAGCCTCTATTGTATTTTATACGAATCAAAAATATATACAAATAATATAAATATTGATGTCGAAGTGTATAGAATCAACTATTGATGTAAAGGTAAATACAGATTATGAGAAAGAAATTGCGGCAAATATAGCAATTTCGATTGGTGTAGGAATGCTAATTTTATTTTTAACAATTTGTGCTTTACATTATATTTCATCTTCAACTGCTATTTCATATGGTATCAGTTTTGAAAACAACACAAAACTTTTTGATTTTAAAGGTTATACGGCGTATGCAGTTGTAATGAGTATATTTTTTTTAATATCATTATCATGTTTGATTGGATATGGAAGCAGCATAAAATTTAATACAGAACTAACAAAAAAAACAGAGTTGGTTCTATCTTGGTTACCAGCCATAGGAATTATATTTCTACTAATGTCAGCTACCATGTTATGGTTCAAGGCATATGTATATACGAAATCAGTCTAGATTGTTTCATAATATTTTGTAAAATTATGAAAAGAGTGGAGTTACACTTTAGTGCACCTTTACATCATCATCGAAGCATTGTGAACATTCTCCGCAACTGGTTTATATTCACTCGACACGTAGGTAATCAGACTACTTTGTCCAATCGGCGCCATTTGAGCAACCATCTCCTCCTCCAATGTAGTAGGAATTACTGGGTTCATCTCTGCCAGATCGGCATCTTTCTTGGCCTGGGTAGGCACATATGTCATCATCGGCACACGGTTGTTCATGCGAGCACTGCGCCTGACCACCTCATACGCAACAAATAGTCCAATCACACCCAAAATAGGATTATAGTGCATAAATAAAAAGAGGGCGATAAGCAAAACACCGACCATACCAATCGGACTGTCAATGTAAGCGGCAATTTTTTCGGGCATTTCAATATCAGATGCCAAATAAATAATAAAAAGTACTAGAATGGCAATATCTACTTTTGTCATAGTTCGAACTTGTGATGATAGATCCATTGTAGTTATGTATATTATATAGTAGGTTTTTTTGAGCATAGTAATTTTGTAAATATATTAGAAACAAGATGACATAGTATAGTAGTATCTAGAATGAAATCCAATTATTTTACACAATCTGCGAGACCATACGCTCAACAATCGAATGTAAGTCAACCGAAGCAACCTTCCGCAAAAACACCGTCGCAATTGGTAAAGCCCCCTTTTGCAAAGCCACCATCCCAAAGGGAAAAGCCACCGTCCCAAAGGGAAAAGCCATCATCATTCTCAAAAAAAAAAGTTATTACCCAAGTAGAAATGCCTAAAACCGCAAATACATATCTTGGCCCCAAGGGCTACACCATCTACAAATCCGACCTAACTGATGCCCAAATCCAATATGTGAAAGATGCTCTCACCGTAAAGCCCGTGACTCCCGGCATAACACTTGCGGCAACAACCACTTTCCCTGCCTATCGTGAATCCCCACAGAAACTCTATGTGCCCCGGTGTTTCGGAATCGCCCATTTTGGACCTCCAAAATCAACCAAAATCCCATCCGGCGACGACATCGACGTGCCATTTGTCGGTACGCTCCGCGATTATCAGCAAGAGGTAGTGGAAGCATACGTGAAAGCCGTCGCCGACCCAGTCGCATGTAGCGGCGGGCTCGTGAATCTCCCCTGCGGATACGGCAAAACCACAGTTTCGCTAAATATCGTATCCACAATGAAAAAAAAGACCCTCATTATTGTCCACAAAGAATTCTTGCTCAATCAATGGGTCGAACGTATCCAGCAATATTTGCCAACGGCCCGCATCGGTCGCATCCAGGGCCAAATCATCGACGTAGATGGCAAAGACGTGGTCATTGGGATGCTTCAGAGCCTCTCAATGAAAGACTACGACGACGCAGTTTTTGCCTCATTCGGTCTCATTTTAATCGACGAAGTCCATCACATTGGTTCAGAAGTCTTCTCATGTGCGCTGTTTAAAATCGTCCCCCAATATACGCTCGGTCTCTCGGCAACAATGGATCGCAAAGATGGCACCACATTCGTGTTCAAAATGTTCCTAGGCGATATTGTCTACAAAATTGCGGAGAAAAAACAGCGCCATGTCCAGGTTCGCGCTATCCAGTTTCAAGGAGGCAACGCCGACCCCGCATTTTCCCGCGTGGAATACGATTTTCGTGGCAACCCCGCATATAGCACGATGATATCAAAGTTGTGTGAATATACGCCCAGGTCAGAGTTCATTATTCGCGTTATCCAAGATATGTTTGAGGAAAACGGAGAGCAACAAATCATGGTGATTGCTCATAACAAGAATGTGTTAAAATATATCCACGATGCCATAGAGGCGCGCGACATTGCCACAGTGGGATACTATGTTGGTGGGATGAAAGAGTCGGCACTCAAAGAGACAGAGAGTAAACAAGTAGTGATTGCGACCTACGCAATGGCGGCGGAGGCTCTAGATATCAAGACACTGTGTACGTTGATAATGGTGACACCAAAGACAGATATTGAGCAATCCGTGGGGCGAATCCTGCGTTCAGATCACGAAATGCCGGTAGTGGTGGATATTGTGGATAGTCATGAGCCGTTCCAGAAACAGTGGGCAAAACGCCGGGCGTTTTACAAGAAGGAGAATTACCGAATATACAAGGCCGCATCATCGGTATATGTGCCACCGATCAGTGATTCAATGCCTCCATGTTGGGATCTCGTATATGAGCCGAAAGTGAAGACAGCGTCGTCGGTTAAAGCAGAACAAGAAGAAGATGCTGTTGCTAAAGACGAAGACGACGATGAAGATGAAGACGAAGAAGACAAACCAACTGGCAACTGCCTAATTACATTGGATTTGGCCGAATAACCGGGTTTCTACGTTTCTGCGTCTTTCTAAGAAACATCTTGTTTCGCGTTCTGCCATATTTACAATATTGCCGCTGTGAAAACCCTTTCGGGTCTCGGCAATTGATACTTTTCTTGTATTTATTACTCCATTTTCGCCGCGTTTCCATTATTATATATTGTAAAATATATAATAAATAATATGGACCCATTACACAAACGATATTTGTTATTTTTGTTTGGGTGTATTGGTACGCGGTCATTATTTGCTCTCACTGCAAAAATGATAAGTCTGGAATACTTGCCGATTCTAGGTTATATAGCCATAGTCCCAATAATTGGGTTCCTCTATATATTCGCAACTGGTTCCAGAAAAACAGGATTTGAAATTGGCGGTGAAAAAATCTGGTGGAATTGGTTGAGACCGGTTCACGCATTCATGTATTCTTTATTTGCGTACAACGCTATATCTGGAAATAGGGACGCATGGCATTATCTTGCGGCCGATGTGGTTATTGGGATTGTTGCATTCTTGGTTCACCATTGGTATCATTTATTTCCGCATCAACCGGTTAACCAAATAGATAACAAGTAATCCTACGAGCCCCCATGCTATATAATTCTCAGCGGAGTGACAAAAAATCAATCATATATTGTACACATTTTCACTCGCAAGGGTTTGTCATCCCAAAACGCATTACTTATTCCACCGGAACAACATGTAGAACGCGGGTATTAGCACGAGTGTCCACGCAATATAATTTGTAGTAGAGTCGCATGAATAATTGACAATAGTTGCCCAACCAATTATCAAAATAATGGCCAAAATAAATATTTTCAGGCGAACCATGAGAGGCCTCTCTTTTTTGGGGAAAATCGAAATCAATACAACATCAATGGTCGCAAGAATTACAAATAATTGTGCTGGGTCGCAAAGGGTTGATAGGAAATCCATAATAATATATATTTGTTTGGTATATATTATTTGTTAGTTCTAAGAAGTGAAAATATATTTGAACGAATTAGTCTTGAATCCATTGAACGCGGAACTGGACGCGGCGGTGTATGCCCCAAAGTCCTCGACATAAACCCATTCGCCGATGGCTAAATCGGGTAGCATGGCGTTTTCACAAATGAGGTCAATGCTGTCGCATGTGGGTCCGAAAATTGTGCTCATATACTGCCCGCCGTCCCTCTCATTGAATGGCAAAATAGTTGGTACATTGTGGTCAAAATAAATACAATTGAATGAGCCGTATATACCGTCGTTCAAATAATAGATGATGCGCTTACCCGAAGGGTACGTAGGGCCAGAGGCATCCGCCTCATACGTAGGGCCAGAGGCATCCGCCTCATACGTAGGGTCCGAATACGTAGGGTCCAAAGGCGAAGCCGACTTATCCGATGCTTTACACGTAATGTCTGGTGCCGACGTCTCATACAGTATCTTCTTCCCAATGACATTCAGAACCAAAATATGCGACTTCTGGGCAAAATATCGCCCTGGTTCAGCAATAAACTGGACATCTGGCATATCTCCAAAAAAATCATGAATCCCGTCTCTTACACGCTTTGCAATGTCTTCAAATCGGATAGTCCTATCCACACCCGGAAACCCGCCCCCAATATCAATTGTATTAATATGAAACCCGATTTCTTGTGCTGTATTAGTGGCACTCCGACAATCCCGAATGGCCTCATAGAAATTCTCCGCGGATGAACATCCACTCCCTACATGAAAACTGAACCCCACAATATCCAGTTTCAGCGTCTTGGCTATCCTCAAAACCTCATCAACCTGCTCCAAACGACATCCAAACTTCTTGTTGAATTTACACAAACTCTTGCTGTCATCCACCGCCAACCGCAAAATTAATTTGGCATACGGGTGATACAATTTAATTTTGTAGAGCTCCTCTTCACAATCAAATGTCATCAAGTCCACGTCATTGGCTCGCGCATACCGGATTTGCGACGACATCTTACACGGATTTGCAAAAATGATTCGACTTGGGTCTGCCGTAATCTCAATAATCGTCTTGATTTCATTCTCTGATGCGCAATCAAAATTACATCCCAATGTCGCAAGTGCCTCTAATATAACTGGATTGGGATTACATTTCACGGCATAATGTGGCTTCACATTTGGCAAAAGCGCGGTCCATTTATTGTATGCCTTGGTGATTTCGCCCAAATCGATGATGAAGAAGGCGTGGTCGCTCTGGTTGTCCTCCAAGTAATCGTTAATTATGTCGTATGTTTCGTAATCACTGCCGTAGAATTTGACGTTGTTTTTCTGGAAAAAGGCGTTTCCTAGCAATTGGTCGGCTGCGCCGACGCGGTTATACTTTGCGGGTTGGTCCATATCAGGGATTCCACAAAAAATGCTTATATTGTTTTGCGCAAATAATAATGAGAATAATATAAATCCGAACATATTGAGAAAACTACTATGGCTAAAAAAATGCCCATTGTGATAAGAAAGTACTCGCGATACATTATTTTGTTGGCAAGACCGACATCAATATTTGTAGCCAATTCTAAATCCCGCGCCATAATGTGAATATGATGCCACCTCTATAAATTGTTTACTGTGGTTAATGTTAAGATTTGAAGCTAAACTGATGAGGTGCGTTCTGAACGATAGGTGCGTTCAAAACGATAGGTGCGTTCAAAACGATAGGTGCGTTCAAAACGATAGGTGCGTTCAAAACGATAGGTGCGTTCAAAACGATAGGTGCGTTTACACCTTTTAACTTGAATGCGCAAAGGTGTAAAAAATAGGTTAAGATACAACACTTTGAACCTCACGTCTGCAAATAGGACAATTGCTGTGACTTTTCAACAAAGATTCACAACAAGATTTGCACATACAAAGATGCCCACATGGGACAAGAATCTCGGTGGAGTTTTCAACCATACAAACAACACACTCGGTGATTTCATATATTTTAAGACTGGTCATATCCAGTTTTGTAACAATTTTCATATTTGTAGTTTTGATTTGATAGAATGCCTGTGTATTTGGACGTGAAACCAATATAATATCGTCGGGTCCAATTTCGTAAAAATACCCGTCTTGGCGAACATCTTTGGGAAATTTACAGTTTAAATTATTGTTGTAAACATTTGTATATACTTTGCCTTCGGTATCCGTGAAACTGAAGAATTTGATTCTTAATTTACTTTTTTCCTTTACACATTGAAGAGTGACCTTTGACATTTTATCATAATTTGCTATTATTTTTTTAAAAAATAAACGCGATCTTACACCCTACAAAAAAATGATACAATTTTCGTATCATTTTTATATATATGGGTGCGCTAGAAAAATTGTGAAAAATCAAGCATTTATGATTGATTTTTAAGTGTTGTTCGAGCGCACCCTATTGGTGCGCTCGAAAAATTGTTTACTGCGGAAACATCAGTTTCCGCGGTAAGGTGTTATTTGAAGATGAGCTCCCTGCCCTTATGGGCGGGGAGCTTATGTTCGAAAAATTGTTAAAAATCAAGCATTTATGATTGATTTTTAAGTGTTGTTTGATTCTTACCCCCATCGGGGTAAGAATCAAAAAATTGATTATTTTCAAACACTTAAACACAATTCCACAAAACAAACTATCTACATCTTTATCAAAATGGACATCACTAAACAAGACAAACTAACCAAGTTCGAATGGGAATCTATCGAACGCACCGTAACAGAAGACGAACAAAAAATCCTAAATCTCATTAGCGCCGGATACAAAGACGTGTCTCAGCGCTACAATGACAATCTCTCGCTTTTCAGCTACGCCAAAATGGAAAAAACGGCAACAATTGAAAACTACCTCTACACTAAGTTCTTCAAATCTGAAATTGATATACTCACCGCACTAATTCGCACAATATCTGGCGCACCTGCTTCGCTCACCGGATTCAAGGTTGACGAAATCAACATCAAAAAACTTAAATCCGCCGACCTTATTCGCCTAGAAAACATGAATACAACCATTGAAATCAATCGCGAAAACATGATTGAGTACGTCTATATCAAGTTTCTAACCAAAATGTTCCAGTTATTTGCGAAAGACGACACCGGCTACGCATTTTACCTCTATACACTCATCCAGTTGCGCAATATCAATGTCCCCAATCGAAACGGATTCATCATGGACTTCATCGACAAGAGCGTCGAGTTCATCAATAGCCGCACGGCTCTTCGCAGCATCATTGTCAACGCATGCGACTTCATCGAAAAGAATCCCAACCTTTTCAAATACGGAGATATCACATTGTACGATCACCAAAAACGCCTCTATACATTGTTCAAACATACCCACGAAAAAAACAAAGACCGTCGCGAAAAACAATCTAATTTGGTGTTGTACATTGCCCCCACGGGTACTGGTAAAACGCTTTCGCCAATCGGGTTAACAACCGACTTTCGCGTGATTTTCGTTTGCGCGGCAAGACACGTCGGTATGGCGCTCGCCAAATCCGCGATTTCTACTCAAAAATGCGTGGCATTTGCGTTCGGATGCGAGACAGCAAGTGATATTCGCCTCCATTATCTGGCAGCATCCGTCTACAAAATCAACAAGCGTTCTGGTGGAATCGGCAAAGTCGACAACAGCGTCGGCGATAAAGTCGAGATTATGATTTGCGATGCCAAGTCCTATTTAACGGCGATGCATTATATGTTGTCGTTCAATGATGCCAATCGCATCATAACCTATTGGGACGAACCCACAATTGGCATGGATTATGCGGAGCACCCTCTCCACGAAATCATCCATCGCAATTGGTCAGAAAACAAAATCCCCAATATGGTTCTTTCATCTGCGACTTTGCCTAAATACAACCAATTATTCCCAGTAATCACCGATTTTCGCACAAAGTTTCCGAATGTCTTGGTAACAACTATTGAAAGTCACGATTGTAATAAATCCATATCTCTACTAAATAAGTCGGGGTTCTGCGTATGCCCCCATCTCTTATTCCCCGAATATCGCGACCTGGTAGAATGCGTAGCCTATTGTAAAACAAACATGACACTTCTGAGATACTTTGACTTGGGCGAAGTTGTCCGATTCATATGTTATCTAGAGGCCCAAGGACTGGTGCCTCCAGATATCAGCGCCGATGTATATTTCAAACAAAGCATTTCGACAATCAAGATGAACAGCTTGAAGATGTATTATTTGGATATAATGGAAACCATTGATATTGAAAAATGGCCGGAAATATACCAACACATGACTGCGACACTGCGACGCAAGTTCGAACGGCTGCCACCGACCATACGTAAATCCTCGAGTATGTCCGGTAGAAACCATCATAGCTCAGGAAAACCGTTGGCACGCAGCACCAGCGTAAATGGCATGGAGGATACCACCGAGCTCAATTATGTGGAAAAGGCAAAAGCAGCGTCGCTCAATTCGGGCGGGATATTGTTAACAACGGCCGACGCACACACGCTTACCGACGGCCCCACAATCTATTTGACGGAAAACATAAAGACAATCAGCAACTTTTATATTCAGCAGTCCAATATCCCGAAGAAAGTGTTCGATGTCATCATTGAAAAAATAGAAAAAAACAACGCAATAATAACACAAATAACCAAATTAGAGGCGGCATTGGAAGACGTTCTTGGCGCCGAAATCAAAAAGGAAAAGAAAATGTCAAGCGAAGAAATCACTTGTCCTGAAGCGCGTAAAATCACCCAACAAATTGATGATTTGAAAACGAATATCAAATCGATTGTATTGGAGTCCGTATATGTACCAAACACGACATTTCATCAGCAAATCTGGACAGATGTAGTGGTAGATTCCGCGTTTGTTCCCTCGATTGATCAAGACACAATAAAACAAATCATGGAACTGGTAATCGACGACAGACTCAAGGTGTTATTGTTGCTCGGCATCGGGTCATTTGAAATCCAGGAAAACACGGCATACACGGAAATTGTCAAACGCTTGGCAAATAACAAGCAGTTGTTGATGATTATTGCGTCGTCCGATTATATTTATGGAACAAACTACCAATTTTGCCATGAATTAATTGGTAAAGACTTGACGAATATGTCGCAACAAAAGACGATACAGGCGCTAGGTCGTGTTGGACGAAACAATATTCAGCAAGAATACACGGCAAGGTTTCGAGAAGACGCAATTATTATGAATCTGTTCAAACAACAAGAGCACAATATTGAGGCAGATATGATGTGCCATTTGTTGAAGACGGATGATGATAATGACGAATAGTGTATATAAACTTGTAATAACTTATATAAACTCGGTTTTTTGTGAGTCGCACAAACACAATGTAATTGACGGTTAGTGAGTGTTGATAAATAGTTCCCGCCCCGATTCAATCTCTCTAAAGTCACGGTCTACCTGTTTCGGCAATTCAAATGGCACAGCCAATGTGCTAATATCTTCGCAATATTTCAAATATCCAACCGACTCATTAAATACATTCGGCACAGCATAATTCAAAACAAGTTTATTTAGTCGTTCTACCTGGGCGGTTATGCCGGTAGGATAATGCTGGGCATATTGTAAATAAATACTGCGCATAACAATCTTGAGCGTATCCGGCTTTTGTGGCATCACCGTGAATTGTTGCTTGGACATCTCATAAACACCGGCACGAATACCATTCTGGATAATCTGCATATTTTCAGCGGAAAAATACACTTGCGCCAAGACATTGTCTTCCCATTCGCCCGTAAGTGCTCCGCGGTATTCAATTGCCTTGTTTTTGATGGCGACCTTTTCCGCCATTTGAAACTGGATGGCGGGGTCGGGTTGAGATACCAAGTTGACACGACCATTATATCTTGCTAAATCCAGTATTTTTCTATTGTAAGCATTTTTCATTTCATCAGATATCATCGAGCCTCTCTTTTAAAATACAACCAGACATTTTTATGGGATATATATATAATGTTTGAAATCGACAGTTTTTATTTAATTATCTTATCAGTGGCGGTATTCATATTGATTCTAGCACTGGGATTTAGTGGATGGATGTTGTCAAAACAGAATGACCAAATTAATTTTCCCAATATAACCACAACATGCCCCGACTTTTGGACAATAGACGAAACAGGAAATTGTGTTCAACCCAATGCAGCAGACAAATTTAATTATGGTTCATCAAACATATTATCAAATTATGTAAAACTAGGAACATCAGGCACCCCTGGCCCCGTCCCTGGAAAAACTGATACAGCATCATTTGATTCAAAAAACGCCGCGTGGGGT